ATGTTATCTGATTTTAATGAACTTCTAAAAAAATATGCACGCTTAATTGCAGAAACTGGCGTAGCCACAGAAAAAGGACACACAGTTGTTTTACAGATCAGCGTGGAACAGGCACCCCTTGCTCGATTGATCACACAAGAAGCTTATAAACTAGGAGCCGCTGAGGTTATCGTTCAATGGACTGACGACCAGATCCAAAGAGAATTTCTTTTACATGCTGCAACGGATCGTATTGAGAATGTACCACAATCTAAAATCGATCAAGCGGATGAATGGCTTGAAAAAGGAGCAAGCAGGATCAGCGTTGTTTCTGCCGATCCCGATGCATTTGCTGGTGTAGATAGCCATCGAGTAGCGTCTTATCAATCAGCGAATGGCAAAGCACTAATGAATTTACGCAAGGCAACTCAAGCAAATAAAGTCAGTTGGACTGTCGTGGCTGCGGCTGGTAAACAATGGGCAGCAAAAGTCTTCCCAGAACTGCCAGAAGAAAAACAAGTTGAGGCATTATGGGATCAGATTTTCAAAACGACTCGTGTCTATGAAGAAGACCCTGTCTTAGCATGGAAGAAGCATGATGAAAAATTAGCAAAAAAAGCAGAAGAATTGAATCGAGAACAATTTTCTGCCCTTCACTATACTGCTCCCGGTACAGATATCATTATCGGATTGCCTAAAAACCATCTTTGGGAAGGCGCTGGAAGCTATAATGCTCGTGGAGAAAAATTCATGGCAAATATGCCGACGGAAGAAGTGTTCACAGCACCTGACAGTCATCGAGTAGATGGTTACATTTCAAGTACAAAGCCACTGAGTTATGCTGGCACCATCATCTCGGGTATGAAATTTACTTTTAAAGATGGAAAAGTTGTTGATTTTTCTGCCGAACAAGGAGAAGATGTCTTAGCAAAACTGCTTGATACAGATGAAGGTGCGCGTCGTTTAGGAGAAGTCGCACTTGTACCTGACCCTTCACCTATTTCTCAATCTGGCATCATCTTTTTCAATACATTATTTGATGAAAACGCATCGAATCACTTAGCACTAGGTTCTGCTTATGCCTTCAGTGTGAAAGGCGGTACAGAAATGTCCGATGAAGAATTAGCAGAAGCTGGATTGAATAGAAGTCAAACCCACGTAGATTTCATGGTAGGATCTGACAAGATGGATATCGACGGAATCCGTGAAGATGGCTCTACAGTACCGATTTTCCGAAATGGCGATTGGGCTTGAGTATACTTTCGCACACATGCAAAAAATAATATAAAGCATAGAATAAAGGATCTAAGCTATTGGCTTAGATCCTTTATTTCGCTAAACAACCCCACCGTTTTTTTATATGGTACTTTGAAAAGGAAAGTTGTAAGTATTAACCCATCAGCTATTACTAAAAATAATAAAAAGTCATCTCCAGTTCATTCCCATTGGCTTTACGTAAAGCTTCAAGTTATACCGCTAGAGTTAAGAACGATATATCTTTCGTTGGATAGGACTGGTATAAGCCAATCGAAATCGTTTAATTCGAATCTATTGAAGTATGAAAATCAACTACACCGTCGACCTAGTAAGTTTTTCTTTAGTAATCAATTTTTCCCTATTTTCTCTTCGACTGTTTATTGATGGACTAAGACATACGCATGCATCTATTTTACTTTATCAAGGAGTAAATATACTTAGCGTATCGAAACGTTTAGGACATAGCAGTTTAGAAACTACAATGTCTACTTATACAAAATAACCCCCTGTACCGCAAAGGATACAGGGGTTATTTGTACGTTCCTGACTAACTATTACACGTCTTCTGTTGTGTTTGTTATTGCAGGAAATCTTAATATAGAAGGTTTTCTATTTGTTTACATTTTGTTGAATTCGAATTTTTTTGGCACATAATTTGGCACAAGTACTTGTTTTCTATTATTCAGTATATTAAATTCCGCCTTCACAAAAAGAACATTCGTTCGTATACTCTTTTTGAGGTGAACTTTTATGCTGATGGAAGGAAAAACACAATTATGGTTTAAATTTGACCCTTCGAATAGATTTATCAAAGATTTTTATAAAGTATGGAATTCAGAAGTTTTCTTTTTAGCAATCGAAGATAGCTTATTAATCAATCTCTACTATTCTAATAAGAACTATTTCAAAATTCCTGCTGCGAAAACTAGAATGAAGAAGGGTGTATACTTTTTGTTTGATATCGTGACTGACGTGCCGGACGCACGTAGCGATCATCGGCGTTATGACTATATAAAGTATACTTTCGTTGATCCAGAAAGATACAAAGATTAAATAAAAAAATAACAAACAAACTCGCTTGAAATTCATTAGGTGAGTTTGTTTATTATTTTTTCTGCTTCTCGATTCATCAGCGCCATATCTGTTTTCGTAATGGTTTCATTAGGAATATAGTCAGCACATTTTCTTTTCTCTAACATTCTATACCCACTATTATGTATTCCTAAGGTATTCAATTCCTTAACTGTTGAAAACAAATTCCAAACGGTTTGGTGGCTTCCTTTTCCGCTACTTCCATTATAAATAATATCATAATTTTCTTTCAAATACTCATCAGATTTTTTAAAAGCACTGTAGTATGCTCTTGAAACAGCAGTTCTTCTATAAGATTCTTTAGAATTATATTTATCATCTGATTCAATTTGTTTGGAAATAGATAAATATTCATTAAAGTCAAACATTTTATTCCCCCAAAGTTGCTACTACAGATTTCCCCATATATTTATAGTCAGATAATACATTATCGAGAGTATCCAAAACATCGTAATCTGAGGAAAACAATTCAGATGTTGTTTTGATAACAAAGAAATACAAGTTTAAATCTTCATCATATTTTATATTGATTTCAGCTTTTCTTTTTAAAACCGTATTTATCACATCAAAAATTTTGCCATCATTACTTGAAATTGTGTTAATCTCATTTTTTGTAGTAATTACAAGTTGATTATCATTTTTAGTTTTCGGAGTAGAACTTGCATCCACAACAACTGGAGATGCTAGAATTACCGATGCGCAAGCAAAAATCGCAGCAAAATTTATTAAGCTACCACTCCGATGTGTATTTGATGGTACTATATCAAGCATCCGTATCGTCTCCTTAATTTTTTTCCACTGGTTTGTTGACCTTGATATCAAAGATTTGCCTTCCAATCTCAGTTCCATTAAATTTAACAACAGCATAATGCTCTCCTGCTTCTTCAACCAAGACATTTCTGGCGTTTATATTAAAGTTTATATCGTTAACTTGAGGAGGCAAGCTTACCGATACTTCACCCGTAGAAAAAATTTGTTTTTCATTCTTGTTTAAAACTTCAATTTCTACTATTTTTATCTTTTCTGTATCCTCTATCTCAGACACCACAGCTGTTACAGAAAATGATAAAGCAGTAGGAATTAAAGGCGCATTAATAGAAAGAGCTGGATTAATTACTTTATTAATAACATTAGTGCCAAATTGCTGACTTTCTACATCTTCTGAAATTATTAATTGTACTCTATAAGACATTGATTTCTCCTAATTTTTACATTTATTTAATAAATTTATGTTTCACTTTTGCTAGTCAATTTAGTTTAACAATAGTAACAAAGCTTTGTCAACGGAAATATTAGCTAATTTTGTAAGCATATTTATAAGTATATTTGTAAGCATATCTGACATTTAATCAGTAGTAAAAGTGCCTCTATATAAGGAACAAACTGTTTTTTTACTATCTAAATTCGTATACAGTTTTACTAACAAATTAGCTAACAATATTAGCAACTATATCAACAACTATATGTACTTCCCCGAGAGTATAAAATATTTTGTGTAAATGAAAAAATCCATACAAAAAAGGAAGGCGCTTCTGTAGAATAAAGTTAACGACAACCAATTCACAGAAAAGAGGACTTCCCTATGAATGATTTTACTACAGAAATTGTGCAAACTCTAGTCACTAAAGGCGATTTAAATGAATTATTCCGTTCGCACTTAGAAAAAGCGATAAACACACTCCTACGGACTGAATTAACGGCTTTTTTAGATTACGAAAAATATGATCGCACTGGTTTTAATTCAGGTAATTCGAGAAACGGTTCTTACTTTCGATCAATCAAAACCGAATATGGTGAATTAACATTGGAAATACCTAGAGATCGTAATGGTGAGTTTAAACAACAAACTTTACCAGCCTACAAAAGAACAAACGATACATTGGAAACCACTATTATCCATTTATTCGAAAAAGGTGTTACGATGTCTGAAATTGCTGATTTGATCGAAAAAATGTACGGTCATCACTATACTCCACAAACCATGTCCAACATGACTAAAGTTCTGACTGAAGAAGTAAATGCCTTTAAATCCAGAGCCTTAAATGATAAGTATGTCGCTATTTTTATGGACGCTACTTACATTCCACTAAAACGTCAAACCGTATCCAAAGAAGCGATTTATATTGCCATTGGTATACGAGAAGACGGCACTAAAGAAGTACTGAGTTATGCGATTGCTCCAACTGAATCAACATACGTTTGGAATGAGCTGCTACAGGATATTAACTCCAGAGGAGTTCAAGAAGTCTTGCTTTTTATTACGGACGGCTTAAAAGGCATGAAAGATACTATCCATCAAATTTATCCTAAAGCAAAATATCAGCATTGTTGTATCCATGTATCTCGTAACATCGCTCATAAAGTACGTGTCAAAGACCGAAAAGAAATCTGTGATGACTTTAAGGCTGTTTATCAAGCTAACTCAAAAGAAGAAGCGAATACCTTCTTATCCGGCATGATTGAGAAATGGAAGAAAAACTATCCTAAAGTGACGCAGTCACTCATAGAAAACCAAGACTTATTAACTTTTTATGATTTTCCACCTAGCATTCGTAGAACCATTTACTCAACCAATCTAATCGAGTCTTTCAATAAGCAAATTAAAAGATACAGCCGTAGAAAAGAGCAGTTTCAAAATGAAGAATCACTAGAACGCTTTCTAGTCAGCATTTTTGATACATACAATCAAAAATTTCTAAACAGAAGCCATAAAGGTTTTCAACAGGTAACCGATACATTAGTTTCAATGTTTACTGAGTAACTAATTATTTTGCAGGAGGACAATTTATTTACACAAAATTATTGACGCTCCCACTTCCCCTCAAAAATGATGTGCACCCCAAAAGTTAGACTAGAAATCTAATTAAAAGGGGTGCTTTTTTTGCGGAAATATACATTTGTTTTTAAGAAAAAAGTAGTTTCAGACTATTTAAATAACGAAGGCGGCTACAAATATCTTGCACATAAATATCAAATAAATCGTACACTGGTTAGACATTGGGTAAGGATTTATAACTATCATGGTTGGGAAGGCTTGGTTGGAGGTGGCAAAAGCTACACTACAAAATTTAAACTTGATGTTATAGAATATATGGAAACAAATGGTCTTTCTATCCAAGAAACTGCTAAAAAATTTAATATCGGTTCAAATAGAACTCTAAGTAAATGGATAGAGCAATATGAAGAAGGCGGTGCTTCTTCACTTGAGAGCCAAAAAAGGGGCAGAAAAATTAGTATGAATTCCAAGCTAAACATTCCTAAAAAACTTAAAGATGAGTCTCTTGAAGAAGAAGTTATTCGTTTAAGAGCAGAGAACGCATATTTAAAAAAGTGGAATGGCAACACTTTTTTTGACAAAAATTATAAGGTGTTGTGAATGCTGCGGTGTTATGGCTACGATTGCCCTTGACAATGAGCATCCTCGGATCTGATTTTCTCCGGCAGAAGCACAATCATTCAATTACGCTGCCTCTCCAGAGGTATCAGATCCGCGCTCATTATCAAGGATTCGCTTCGCCAATCTCTGTTGTCGAATTTGGATCGGTGTTTCATACGCCAACGTGCCATGTAAGCGTAGATAGTTCCACCAATGCACATAATCAAACAATTCTAGACGTAGCTGTGCCAGTGTCTCAAATTGGTATTGATGCACGAATTCTACTTTGACAGATTTATAGGTTGATTCCACAACGGCATTATCATACGGACAACCCTTCCTACTCAATGAACGAGTAATTCCAAAACCATTCAGAATCTCATGAATGGTTTGGTTATCAAATTCCTTTCCCCGGTCTGTATGAAAAAGCTTGACGTCTGTTAAAGAATACGGTATCCGTCCAAAGGCTTCTTTTACCAATGAGGCATCTTTCTTCTCACCACAGGAATAACCAATAATTTCTCGATTAAACAAATCAAGTATTAAGCAGATATAATGCCACTTTTTCCTCACGCGAACATAAGTAAGATCCGTAACGATGGCTTCCAATGGCTGTTCTTGTGTAAAGGTCCGATCTAATACATTCGCTGTTTTCGCTTCATTACAAGCTGTTCGTTGCCCTTTAAAATGAGCGATCGTATAGGTAGATGTCAATCCGCGGCGTTTCATGATTCGACCGATTCGGCGCCGACTGAGTTGAAGCCCACGCTTTGCTAAACACTTCTTCAATTTTCGGGTACCGTAAGCCTTTCGGTTTCGAATAAACTCTTCCTGAACGATCTCTTCTAAGTCGGACTCATTTTCGATCGGTTTCGCTTGATAATAGTAGGTTTGACGAGAAATATTTAGAATTTTGCACATCGCTGATATGGAATATTTATGCTTGTTGGCATCAATTACTTGTCTTTTCGTCCGAATATCAGCGCCGCTTGCTTTAAAATATCATTCTCCATTTCGAGTTGCTTATTTTTCTTTCTTAGTGCGATCAATTCTGCTTGTTCTGGTGTTAAGTTGTCTCTTTCTTTGAATGAGCCCGTTGATTGTGCTTGCTTCATCCATTTATCGAAAGAAGAAGGCGTAAGCTCATACTCTCGAATAATTTCTGCGCGAGGCTTACCAGCGAGATAGAGATCGACGATTTGTTGTTTGAATTCTTTTGAATAGGTTCTTCGTTGACGTCTTGACATGAAAAATCCTCCAGTGTGTTTTTTATTATTCTACACACCTTATTTTTTCTGTCTAGTCTAGTGTAGCCGATTCATGACTGACGTGCCGGACGCACGTAGCGATCATCGGCGTTATGACTATATAAAGTATACTTTCGTTGATCCAGAAAGGTATAAAGATTAAAGTAGGCTACCTAAAAAGGTAGCCCGGAACGAATTTTATCACCATACTTGTGAAAGGAGATATTTTTTAAGTTAGTATTAAGATTGTGTAATATGATGATATCTATATTTTATAGTATCAGTGCTATAAAATCAAAAATAAGTCACTAATTAACTACCACTCCAATTGTAAGCCTTTTTTCTCACTTTTTTTCAAAAATATGGTATGCTTTTTAATGGCTTCAAATATAAAAGAGTTTAAAGCGTAACACACTTATGGGGAAGTGGTTTGGGGTGCGCTTTAAACTCTTCTTTATTATTATCTCACAATTTAACCCAAATGTCTTTCTATTTAAAAATCAAAGTAAAACTTTTCAAATATACAGAAGTATAACTATGTGAAACATCCTTTCATTAATCCATAAAAGGATACATAAAAAAGCCACTCATTTGAGTGGCAATGAAGAAAAGCTTTAGCTTGTATAATACTCTTCAAAAAAATTCTAACACAGAACGATTCAAATGGCTACGTTAATGTACCCTGTAGGACTCGAACCTACGACCGGACGGTTATGAGCCGTCTGCTCTGACCAACTGAGCTAAGGGTACTGGTTGTTGCCACATAAAGCCATAAACAATCAACCAGTAGAATGTGTGGCAACAAACCTGTTATCGCATAGCTTGGAGTGTGACTATTTATGGGTGATAGTGAAGATATGCGATAACATCACTATTTTATCGAATAATTTTTATAGTTGTCAATATAGTTATGTACTGCTCCTCAACGAGGAGCTATTTTTATCGTTTAGGAATATTTAAATACCAACGTTTGTCATGGAAATCTTGCGCACCGCCTTTAGTGTTTCCCTCTGGATCATTCGTTGCCCGCATCATGACGTATACTTTCTTATTAGGGAAATTGCGCATGTTAAAAGATACATGATAGCCAACGTTTCCAGATGTCCCATAAGCTTGATTTACGTCTGGTCTATAAATTCCATCAGCTCTTACTCGAGCTAATTCTTTCCCAGTATTGTAATCCATAATGAAGATATACTCGTATTTATAGTTAGCAATGTGCCATCCAGCTACATGCAAATTTGCATTTTCGATTTCTCCAAACTGATCAATGTGGGCGTAATTCGTTCCATCTGTCAGTGTAGGATTAGCTGCACCAGCTCGTGTTGGATCAATGACAGGCTTGTTTTCAGAAGTTGTTGGATTTTCATCGGTAAATCCATGAGCTAAATCATATGCTAATTTTTCTTTACTTACGCCCATTTCAGAAAGATAACCGTATGGATCAGTATGATCTCCCCAGATATTTTGTGTTACCCATAAATGTGATTTGATTCCTGGTTGGTTATAAGGCGTGTCTAATGTTAATGGAATACCATATTTCATTGCTGAATCTCTAGCCAATTCAACGTATGCCTTGTAGTTCTTTTCAAACGTTACTTTATCGTGCGTATGTTGCAGTTCGATTTGCACAGGACTATTTGCATTAGCATATGAACCAGCGCCATATTGTACATAACCAGGTTGTCCAACTTGGTAAACGATCCCACCATCGCCAACAATATACGCTGTATAGGCATTGTACCAAGAACGTTTCATGTACTGCGCTTCATTTCGTCCTGTCGCAGTTTCGTTTGCTGTTTCATGCAATAGGATGTATTGGTTATTTGCTACTTGAGAACTACCTTCGTTTGCGCCCAAATTGAATTCATTGTTGATCGTGTAAGCAAAGGCGTTTATTGGCAATAAAAAAAGAGCTATAATAGCTCCTACAAAGATTTTCTTTTTCATTTGGTTCCTCCTCGGTCTTTATTTTCAGTATCATTTCGTATTTGTTGGAATACCTCTTTTAACTTATCTGGCAAAGGAAGGAATACCGAAATGTTTTCTAAAAAACTAATCCCTTCATTTGCAACATAGAACATAATAACTATTTCTCTTAGAGGTATAGAATTCCCAACGATTTTCTGTACTTCAACCGCAACGGCAATCACAACGAAGATTAAGACTTTCTTCAACAATCCTTCGAAACCTATCTCACTACTTATTTCTTTCAATTTCCATGCCTTAGCAAGTCCAGTTAAGAAGTCCACACCCACAAGAAAAATTAAAACATGTAGTATATTGTCCATCCCTCCCAATAAACCAACAATTGTCCCGCCTATCACCCCTGTCATTACTGAGAATGTATTTAAATATTTTTCCAATATCTATTTCTCCTTTATGCAAAAAAGCGCACTCGTTTGAGTACGCTTTTTATTTAACTTTGTGCTTAATTAAATTTCATTTCCAGTAATCTGCTTATATTGGTCTTTTGTTAAACAGTTCATGTTTACATAGTCAAGTAAATCTTGGTCCGTATAACATCCCCAATCATAAAATTGTTTTATATTTTCAAAGCCCGGAAAACTATTCATTACTTTTCCCTCCGTTCTTAATACTTGCGACTTCCATCGTCAATTGAGCTAACATTTGTTGCATTTTTTCTTGTTCCTGTACCGATATCGCCAATTGTTTTGTCAGTAGAGCATTTAATTGCTTCAACTGATCGACATCTTCAATATCGTCAACCGCTGTGCCACTCTTCTCTTCTTCAGTAGCTAACTCAACCCACTGTTTTTTATCAAAATCAAATCTTGGTCTCCAGTTAGGAACTGGTGGTTTAATCTCTGTACAGTTTTCAGGGATATTTTCTTGATTGTTCAAAATGATTTGCTCGAATCCGTAAGGCTTGATTGATTTGTAAACTACTTTCATTAGATTTCCTCCCTTAAATTGAATAAGTGATAACAAATGAATAAGCTGATCCATAACTTGAATTTCTTCTCCATTTAATGGCTCCGTCTGCGCCAATAGATAGTTGAGCACTGTTCAAAGTAGAACGGTCTATTGACCCAACCAGTTGTTCAAAACTAATTGGTGTCCGATAGCCTTCTGGAACAGTTAAAATAACCGAATCATTCCCGCCACTACTTTTTCCGTTTAAAGCCACAAAATATATAGAAACTGTTTTTCCTTCACGATAAAGCTTTGCTGTCCCTGTATTACCGTTAGTGACAACCAGATTTACCACTTCATATCTGTTATCATCAGTCGTCAAAACACGTTTATTATTGATTGTTACAGAACCTGAAAAATTCTTATGTCCTGCAATGGCTTGGTCTCCATCTGTCTGCACCAATGCTTCTTTACCATCAATAGCTTCTACATGCGTTTTTAAGTATTTAGCAACTCCGTCTTCTTTTAATTGAACAATATCAGCCATTAAACCGTCCCCACTTTCTCAAATGTAATATTCGCTAATCCATCAAGTTTCACTTTATCGGTTGCTGACATTAAACCTGCTGTCGTAGTTGTAGCATTACCTGGATTTTTCTGTGCTCCAGCTGCAATTCCATCCAACTTAGTTTTATCTGTGGACGACATCAACCCATTTGCTGTAGTTGTAGCTACAGCTGTAGTTGTGGCATTTATTCCAGGATCACCTTTATCTCCCTTTGGTAAAACAAAATTAAATCTAGCTGCAGATGATGTTCCTACATTCGTAACAGAAGCGGTTGAACCACTAGAAACGGTTCCTATGGTAATTGTTGCTGCTTGGCCAGGATCGCCTTTATCTCCCTTCACCGTTGTTGGTTTGCCTTCTATAGCATTCCAATGAGTTTGTGGATAAACCTGTACATTGCTTTGTTTTATTTTTACGATATCTGTCATTCTCTATACCTCCCCAATTTTTTCAAAAGTAAAATTTGGAATTCTTTCGTTTGTGTAATTTTCTGCTTGATTTACAGCTTCTTGGAATTTTTGATCTACATATGACTGATTAACACCACCAGTCCCACTACCACCTGTAGAACTAATTGTTCCATCTTCTGCAATTGATATATTTGCACCTGCTTTTAATATTTTTAGAGATTCTAATTTTCCTTTTAATTCTTCAGAGAAATTGAAGTCTGTTTGCTTAGTTGCAGATAAAACACCTTCTTCAGTAACTTCTAAGAGTTCCCCAACTTTTATACCTCCTAATTGTTCAGGAGTAGCAATCGGCAAAATATATGTTCCACCTTCTCCATTTACGATCTTTTGAAACATTTCAGCAGTAAGAATACCATCGCTTGTCTCGCTTGCATAAGGTAGTTCAGTAATTGCATTCTCTAATCCTAAATCAGCTTTCGTTAAAATGACTGCACCATATTTACCATTAACCGAAAGAACTTTTGATTGTCCTGATATCATTTTTTCTAAGCCTAAAACTGCAGAGACATGTGTAATTGGCATAAATTGACGTTTAACACCAGATTCATCAGTTTCCATCATTCTCTTTACTTTAACCATCAAATCACCCCAACTTTCTCAAGAGTGAAAACATTCTGTTTTGGATCATCAACAGTTGCAATAATCAAAGCTCCTTCTTCAATTGGAAATTCTACTGTTTCAATTTTTTCGACTTCGTGATTATCTGAAAAGAGATCGTCTTGAAGAATATCAGTCACTTCAATTTCACCGTATTCAATCGTGAAAAGTGCTGCTTTCATTTTTTGATACAAATAATTTAGATCGGATAGGAAACGTTCAGAAATCGATTCATGGCGTACACCTTGAAGATCTACACGTGCATCCATTAATTCGGCTAACATTACTCCACCTGGATCGATAGACTTCAAAATATCCTTGATTGATTCAAACCATGACAAATAATCTGATTCTTGTCCTTCTCTCCAATCTTGGAAACTATTCTCCTGTTCTTCTCTCCAGCGATCAAATTCTTCTTTCCTTTCATTCATCCAGTCCGTAAAATCGCCTTTATTTTCATTAATAAAATCTGTCATATCAGCAATTAAATCTTCAATTGATTGCCAATAAGAACCCATTTCTCCTTCTGTTTTTGAAACAGCATTGATGACAAAATAGGAGAAGTCTTGAGTTGTTCCAATCAAGTCTTCTCCTTTAAATATAATGAAATTGGCTGTTTGTCGATGCAAACACTGCATGGAATATTTATCAAAAATATATTTGATTTTCCCTTTTTTAGCATCCACAATTCTTGTTTCTAATTGGACTGGATATTTCCCACCTACAACTGATTCAAAATATACCTTACATTCTGATAAATCGTAGGGAAGACCATTTTCAACTATAGTCGCTTCCATAACCTCTGTATTCTTATTGCCTTGTCGAACTTGAATCATCCCCACATAATTATATGGTTCTGTTGTACTTAAAACGACATTCCATTTACTCATAGAATCACCACCTTAAAATTGGATATAATTTCTTGGATTCTCAAAATCAACAACTGGCTGTGGCCAATAATTTTTCATAATTTGAAAATGTAGATGTTCTCCTGTAGATGGACCAGTTGTTCCCATCAAGCCTATTTGAGCACCTTTCTGGACTTTTTGTCCAACAGAAACATCAATACGAGACAAATGAGCATAACCTGTCCACTTCCCATTATTATGTTTAATAACCACGTAATTACCATACCAGTCATAATAATTAGCACCAGCCTGAACAACTTCCCCATCTAATGCTGCAAAAACAGGTGTATTAGGATTTCCATTTACAAGATCAATTCCATTATGAAATTCTTGGCCGCCATTTATTGGACTAGTTCTCCATCCACATTCTGAAGTAACTGTCACTGGTTTTTGAATTGGACAAATGAAATTCCCTCCAGGTTCTGGACTAGTTAATCCATGTAATTTGTTATACCAAGATTGGGCATAATTTTGGCGTTCTGGATGTGCAGAAGCTGGGCGTTCGAAGTTCATTTCAAAAGCATACGCTGCACTTTTGGCATCATTGATCGATTTAAATCCTGATACTGTGGTTGGATTTACTTTTCCGAGCCATTGACCGTTGAACATACACCAATCTAATAATTTTACTTGGGCTTCAATACTTCGATAATCTTCTTGAATCCCTGCGGTGTTCATCAAACGCTGAACATACTCTCGTCCGTTCCAAGTTGGTGATCCGACTAACGGATAAGCAGAACCATCCCATTGAACAATCCCATAAGCTGGACCACCAAGTTGTTCTGTATCAGGGTTCATACTTGCTCCAACCTCCCCCTGAATATTTCCTAGAATACCTGCAGCTGCATATTCAGAATAGCCACGAGCTTTCAGCATTGTCCAAATTTTCCATGCTCTTTTTTCAGCTTCCGTCGTCAATTGAGGAGGGATAGTTCCAGGATCACTTCCTCCACTGTTGTTCCCTGTGATTTCTTTTCCGTTAACTGTGAGTTTGCCTTGTACATCTAAGTCTCCAAAATAAATTGCTTTACCATTTCCTAATAAAACTAATCCTTTACCAACTTTAGGAGAAATCAAAATATATTTGCCGTCTCCATTTGTACGAATAACTAAAGAATTATCTTCAATAGGTGTGGGAGTAGAAGCTCCAGGAAAAGGATTACCAGCAGAATCAGTTGTTCCAATCGTTCCAATTGAACTATTAGAATTCCAAAACTCCATTCCTTTTTTGGTTAACTCCATTATTTTCTTTTTGTTATTCCAAATTTGAAGTAGTCCATTAACTAATTTCAATACATCTCCAGTTTTATTAAAAGAGTTTTGAAAGATATCTGCCTTTATTAATCCTGTTTGAATAAAATTAGCATTGAATATACTATCCAATGTCCAAGCGGAATTAAAAGGACCATTCCAACCATTTTTAGAAAAGGCAATTCCATTTTTGTTCATTCTTAATACTTCTTTTGCCTTGTTTAAATCAGGGCTATCCATTATAAAAATATTTGAAGGTTTTTCTTTTGGCCATAAAACTACATAACCGCCTGCATTTCCTTGACCTGCAATCATAGAGGACACATAATCATTAAAACTACTCATATAATTATTCGTAGCATAATCTTTTAATTTATCTTGAATAGTAACAGCTTGTTGTTGATAAAAAGCAACTTGAGCATCCCCAGCTTCCAATTTCAAAACCTTTTCAGATAATGAATCATATTGAACACCGCTAACTTTCGATTCAAAATATAGTTTATATTTTCGATGATATATTTTAAACGTATCAAATAACCCATAATTTCTTATCTTAGCGAATTCTTTTCCTTCTTCGGTGTCCGTTAATTTATCGAACTCAACGGTAATAGAAATCTTCGGTTTATCACAGCCTGGATTAATTGTTTTGAAATAATTCTTAGCTATTTTATTTAAGCTATTAACGTCTTTAACTCCCTGTTCTTCTGTGAATTGAACGTGTTCTGTATATACATCAGGATAATTATTAATATATTCGCTATCTACTGGCGAGCCATAAATTCGGCTAGTTGTACCTGCATCACTTTGAGGATCAGCATACGGAATAATTCTTGTTTTCACGCCTGTCCAATCTAACTTAACTTTTAACCCAGATAAATCTTTTCCATATCGGATTGTGCCAATATTATCACGACCTCTTCGCTTTAATAAAGATAGCTTAAAAGGCTCACGTTTAATTTCTCCGCCCCAATACTGAAGTAAAGATCCTTGTTCACCAGCAATACAATTTAAAACATTTCTTGCTTCAAAAGTTGTACTTGATACAGTTGTAATATCAGAATATAAGCGTATATCTGATTTTTTATCCATATTGTTTTCAATAATTGCCATTGCTTCTCGACCAGTTTTAGAGTCGACTCCAGCAAAAGTGACCGCTCGTCTTCCAAGCCGATTTGTACGACTCTGGGCATAAATAGTTACGGTATCTAAAAAGGTATCAATATCTTTATCATCAATAAAAAAGATATGATACTCTTCTTGATCATTTGACTTTGCTTTTATTTGATAGTCATTTTCAAAATATTCATCAAATCGAGTACCTAATGGATACTCCAACTCTAATTCATATTTTCCATTTGCTACTTCATATATCTCACATTTTGTGGTGTCCTTCAAAATCCCTAAACCATTCGTAGAAAAATCTGTCTCGGTAGGACTATATATTCTTGGTATCATACTTTTCTCCACCACCTTGGTATTATCTCAAACGAATGTATGTTATTCGTCCATTTGATTTCATTTTTTCCAGGGTATAGAAATGGAAAATCTAAAAATAAAGTGACATGATCTTGATGTTCTAAATTGTCATCTAGCTTTCGATAAGACTCTTCTAGTTTAGAATCTATATATAATTCTCTATCTAATAGTTTCAAATCATATTTATCATTATTAATATAAAAAGAAGCATCTCCAGAACCACTCAATTTAATAAGCGGTTTTGAAGCATACTTCTCTGGATTAAATAACTCGAAAGCTTTTATCTGTTGAATAGCAAAACGACCACTATAATTTTCTTTGAATGGTCGAAGACTAACTGTAAATTCAAATGGAACTATGTTCCCTGTTTTTCTTGTTCCTTTAAATTCTGGCGCTTCGGTTACTATAGCTTGATAGATATATTGTTGATCGTAATAAAGAATAAAATCACTGTAAGAGTTCATATCTAACCATTCAGTAATTCGATCTTCCCATTCCTGCACTAAATCAATCGATGGTGCTTTGTAATAACATTCAATTTTTCTAGTAACGTTTTTGTAATAGGCTTTATCGATAATAATTGAGTCATTGCCTTCACGTTCTCTCAATTCAATTACACGACTAGCTGAAACAGAGGCAGGCCTATTTTGAATATATACGTTAAACTCAGAAGAATAATGTTGATTGATAAAAAATTGTCCTCTTTTAAGTTGCATATAATGTCCCTCCTACTGCATCAGCATCTCGTTTCATTTGTCTCGTCAATTCTGTTTTCATCTTCTTGGCGATTTGTTTAATCATCGAATCAGGTAGATCTCCATAAACATTTAAATGCAAGTGAATTTCATTCACTGCATTTGAAGATGTATTTTGTTTAGCTTGTACCACTGGTTGACTATTAGACCCTGTAATAACTGGTTGAACCGACGGAGTTTTCACTAAATCAGTCATTGTCTGATCCAATTTACTTTTTTCTTTATCAATACCAACGATAATACCTTGAACAATATTTTTACCTACCATATCCCTCATCCATCTAGATGGAGAATGAATACCTAATGCACCCTTAATAGAATCTTTGATACTTCCAGCTATTCCTTTAATAGTCTTTTTCAATGCATTCCATTTTTCTACTACACCATTGATAAGTCCATCAATGATATTCTTACCGATTTCGAATAAATTGATTTCCCTTAATGAATCAAAGATTTCTTTCACCCGATTAATTGCTTTTGAAACACCATTTTTTAGATTAGTCCATGCATTTTCAGCGGAGTTAACAATTCCAGTAACAATATTCCAGAAAGATTCCTTGATGTTATTCCAAGTATTGATCATGGAATTCTTTATAGAAATCCATGTATTGTATGCTATATCTTTAATGTTCTGCCAAGTATCTTTGAAGAACTGTTTAATATTGTTCCAAGTAGTAATAGCATTATATTTTAAATCAATCCAAGTTTGAATAATCCCGAATTTTAATTCAATCCATTTTTGAATAGCAAAATACTTAATGTCAATCCAAAGATTAATAAAAAAGTATTTTACATTAATCCAAATTGATTTAGCTTGACTTACTACTTCATTCCAAATGTTTATCAAAGTAAGTTTGAACCCTGTCCAAATATTAAGCGCAGCAAAATAAATATTTGTAATGTAACTAACAAAAATATTTTTTATAGACTCCCAAATATTTAGAGCACTTTCTTTAATATTATTCCATACACCAATCATGTTGTTTTTTGTTTCTTCCCATCCACCAGAAATCATGGAGGTAATAAACAAAACTGGCGTAAGTATAACATTTTTTAAAATCTCAAAAACATTTTTACCAATCTCAACTAGATTATTCCATAAGGTCTCTAAATAAAAAGTGACATGCAAGAATGCGTTCTTTAAACCTGTAATCAATGGACCAGCAACTTCCATGATAGAACCTTTAATTTCATTCCATTTTTCAGTTGCTGAATCTTTTATGCTCTGCCAAATATCAGAAAACCATTGCTTTGTATTTGACCATGCGTTTTTTACACTATCAACCGCATTCATAGATGTTTCTACTGTTTTATCAAATAAACCTGTTGCTCCATTTTTAATGCCTTGCCAAGTATTTGAAAACCATTCCTTTATTCCAGACCAAGCATCCTTGACACTCTCAACAGCATTTGATGCCATTTCTTTAGCAGAATTCCAAGTATCAATTCCCCAATCTTTTATATTCTTTAATACACCAAGTACGGAATCTTTTACATCATTCCAAACGGATATAACTTTGTTTCTAACCTCTTCGTTGGTTGCCATAAAATAGCCAAATACAGCAATCGCTCCAACAACGGCTCCAACAATCAAAACAAACGGATTTGCGGCGGCTATAGCCCCCATAATCTTTAGTGAATTTCCAACACCGATTATGGCATTCTTAAAATTATTGAAGCTTTTTATAATTGTTGGTATTCCTTTAAGTTGAAACATTAATGCGCCAAAAGCAGTAGTTGCAGGAACCAGAAATGGCATCATGAATTTCAATGCAGAGCCAAATTTTTGAACTGCATCAAAAAGATTACTTAAAAAAGACACTGCTCTAGGAATATTTGCAGCAATTACTTTCAAAAAAGATTCCATGGAACTGGCAACTTTATCAATAATCCCCTTAAATCCACCTAAATCTGAATCTACTAATGCTTTATTTAATCCTTCTATTACCTCACCAACACCACGTGTAACAGCTGTTTTTGCATTTTGTATAGAGGTTTTAATTCCCTTAGTAGAATCTTTAGCGATTTGACTTAATGATTTAAGTCCTCCGCCACCTTTGGTATCCATTTCTATTAATTGATTTTGGAATTCTTCAACAGAAATCTTACCTTGAGATAAACCTTCTTTCAGATCTCCCATTGTAATTCCCATCTTTTTAGCAATAGCAGAAAGAGTAGGTCCAAGTTGAGCGTTGATCATTGAGTTCCAAGTTTGTGCGTCTACTTTTCCGTTTGAGAAACTTTGAGATAATTGAATAACAGCTTCATTAACTTGATCAGTTGAACCACCGAAACCAAGAATTCCATCATTTAAAGCTTTAAATATTTGAGTTGAACGAGTTAAATCACCTGTAGAAGAAGCAAGAAGTTGAACATGACTTATCGCATCATTCAAAGCAGTAGGAAGTCCTTGAATACCTTGAGATAAAAGCCCATTCTTTCCGATATTCTTCATAATTTCTGAATTACTAAATCCCATATTTTGGAAATTTCGTAGAGCGTTATTCATCGTATCTACTCGATCAACCGCTCCACTTATGGAACCCTTGATTAGATCAAAGCCAGCTCCTACGATTCTAGTTACTCCGCTAGCTAGAAAACTTCCAGCAAATATTTTCCAAATACTACCTAATGAACTGCCACTATTTCTACTTTTTCTTTCGATTGTTTCATCAAAAGAGTTCAACTTTTTGACAGCATTATTCATACCGGCAGTAAAACCAGATTCATCTAGTATCATCTTCAGAATTAGGTCATCGTTATTCAAAGTATCACCTCCTAAAATTGAGTGAAATTATCATAGTACTCAACATCTTCATGCTCTTTTACCGCATCTCTAAAAGCAAAAAGACGCATTAACTCATCCAAGTCAGTACGTTCAATTTCTGGTAACGTCCAACCTGCTTCGAGTAATTGCGTCTTTATATCTAATTCTCGGTAAGTAATCGAATACTTAAATGAAGGTGACTTGAGCGCCTCACTTACTTTTTTTTCGTCTCTGTATAAGTTTCATCAAAACCTGCAGTAACAGACTTCAATAATTTTCCTGTCAATGAGGCAATCTCACGAGCATCAATTCCTTTGCAATAATCTTCACCAGTAAATTGTCCCTCAAATAAAGTATCTGCAATAAATGAATAAGCACGACTTAAAGCTTTTTTAACTGATTGTTTATCAGTCGCTGTTTGCATTTCTTCCATAACTCCTGCAGCATCTTCTACAACTGTTCCTGGTAAAAATTCAGCAGATTTAAATTGTACTTGCTCATATTTACCTTCTTCATCTTTTTTCGTTAATTTAATCGTTGTTTGATATTTTGACATTATTCTGTACCTCCTGAAAGTTCTGCTTCTTCAATTGGAATTGCTACTTTTGTAAACCAATTTCCGATCATTGCTTTATCCACGCCTTCATCATCTTCATCAACTGAATACATATATCCAAGTCCTGGTACATCTACAAATGAACCCTTCCAAGTTGGATGAGTAAAACTTACTTTACTTCCTTCAATCGTTGACGTTTCATCTGAATCTAGAGCAAACTGTCCTTTATAAAAGACCGTATAACGGTATTTCCCATTCGATTTTTTACGTCTATATGCAAACGCACCATCTTGCGCAATATCTTCTCCAGAACGCAAGGCACCACCTTTAACAATTTTCCCTCCAGTAATTGTAGATAAAACTTTATGAGTATATCCATTTGCTTCCAGTTCAACTTCTGCACCACCAAAAGCTGTAAATTGATCTTGAACCACTGAATCCCCATAATCTTGTGTTGTTTCATAATTAGCTGTTGGTTTGATACTTACTGCTGTTCCCATTGGCAACGCAGTACCATATACCGGAAAATTCCCTGTCTCATCTTCCAAAGGAAACCAAGTAGGTTTTTCGACAGAAATAATTCCGGTTTTACTTCTTTTTTCTCCCATTTATCTTTCACTCCATTCAATATATTGTGGAAATTCTAATGTAAAACGAATATGTTGAACACCATCTGCTTCATCAGGTAAATAGGCTTTTGGAAATAATATTTGCTCATCGATTGTAATCGTATTAAAAAAAGTCCCACAACGTGAGACTAATTCATTAATTAAATTTCTATTAGGTTTATTATCAATCAATGCAATATCAATTAAGAAAGAAACATTTTGAATATCAATTCCTACATTTTCAGTTCCAGATTCCATTACTGATAAAACGAAATAAAAATCTTTAGTTGACTGCATAACTGAATCAAGATATATTGTCCCATCAGGATAGATTTCTTTTAATTTGCTACTGATTGCAGCAATGATTTCATCTTTCATGTTACTTTCCTTTCTTAACGATTTTTATTGCCATTTGTTTAAATCTTCGAGGAATATAAGACATATTTGCAAGATTCGTTGCACGAGTTAACATGAATTTCCCTTTGACAAAGCCACCATTTTTAGTCCTATGACCTTCTTCTACATATTTAAAATAATGTTCATTGTTTATAACTGCTCCAACAATTCGACCGCTTGATAGTTTTCTAGCTTTTACTACACGATATCCTCGCCTTAAATTACCTGATTTTACAGGAGTTAATGGTTTAGCTAAACTAACGACTTTATTCATTGAATCGTTAACGAAGGATATTCCTTCTTTTTGAGCAATTACAGTCATATTTTTAAAATTCTCAATGATCTTTTCTGCATTTGATTCATATTTGAGATTACCCATTTTTCTCACTTCCTATCAAATTCACTTCACAATGACTAGGATAGTAAAAAGGCTTAGTAGCAAATAGAGAAAAAATTAAGCCACTGGCCTTTTGAGTTATTGTTATTCGATCTCCTTTTTTTAGTTTAATCTTAGGATGAACAAATAATTTATATGTGTCAGTTGAAACATTTACCATCTCTCCATCTTCTATGACTGCTAGTCCATCGATTTGACCTTGTGAAAGAGCGCAAGAAATAGGATTATCATATACTTTTTTATAATCTTGAATAGTAATATTTGTATTAGAATCTTCAATGTCCATTAGTCTTTCGATAATACAACTATCTTCGTAAGTAGTTTCTAAAATATCTGCTTCATTCATTAAAAAAACTCCAATCCTCCACAACCAATAACCCTTCGTATCAAATCGCCATATCCTAGAAGTAACTCACTAACAGCATTCGCTGTTGACGCATAACTAATCGTCGTATCGCCACGTCTAACTGAAGATACTTTTTTTTCTGATTCATTTTTTATTATTTGATACAACACTTCACTAATCACGCTTTTTAACTTTTCCCATGAAACATCATTTTTACAACTATTGTATGATTCAATTTCTAGCAAAATTATTTCTAATAAATTAGTTATGCGTTCTTCACTCAAATCTGGAAAATCTTCTTTTATAGACTCAATGATTTCCGTTTTTAGCGATTCATCCATCAGATCACTTCCTAAATTTCATTAACATCAATTGCATCTTCCAAAATTGCAATTGCTTCTTTATCATCTATAGAAATGATAAATTCGTTATTTGAATCTGCTGTGATAAATCTACGAGTTTTAGGATGAACAAATCCAACAAAATTTTTAGTTTTACCTACTCTATATTTCACGACTTCATCTTTTTTAGTTTCATCTTTTTTTACCACTGTAATTCCTCCTATCAAAAAAGGGAGTACTAACTCCCTTTTATTCAGACTTTAAATTTAAAATTGCCCCAGAGTTTGAAGCGTTGTATTCAAGAGAATATTCACCTACAAGACCGATACGTCTTGAATCAGTTGTTTTTGCAAGTTCTTCTGCTCTCCATTCACGTAATGGACGTAGTTTCACATAATTAGTATCGATTGCGGCAATTGTTCCTTTTGGCAATGATGGTTCTAGTAAAGCAATACCTGTACCGTAATTAGACACGATATTTCCAATTTGCAATCCAAAAGTTACTCTTTCACCGAACTGAACAATTTTTGTTGATTTTCCATCTAACTCATCAGTCATTAACTCCTGCATATCTGGAGAAATCAAGCATAATTTTTCTCCCATATAACCTTTTTCATACATCAATTTAAATAAACCATCGATATCTTTTCTTGTTACTGCACCCGCAGTAGCTGTTTCTGCCTTATTTGCTGAATTGATCAAGTTCAAAATTCCATTCATTCGACGACCTTTAGAACCATTTTCATCAGCTTTTACACCAGTAATCAATTTTCTGTTCAAGTCAATTTTCATTTCCATACCACGTAGTGCTACTTGATTAGTTAACTCGTTTCCGACACCATTCACATTAATAGCATCTAATGTACCAGATACAGAGGTTGATTTTCTAAAAATTTCTGTATAGTTGTTAAACCAATTTCGACCCGATTCAGCATCTGGATAATCTCCGCCCTCAAGCTTTTCAGAAGAATCATCGTTGTTGATGTCATATTCACGCCATTTAATTTCTGTTGAATTTGCTTGCTCTGTCTTTCCAGCACCAAGTAAATAGCTTAAAAAAGGTGTATTTGGTACTTGCATAGCATTAATCGCTGGTGAAATATCCAAATACTCTAAATTATTTAAAGATGTTTTTTTCATAATTTTTCACTCTCCTAGTTAAATTGTTGAAGAATTTGTCCTAATTGTTCTTCTGGATTTGTAAATGTTTCATTGTTCTGCTGAACTTGGTTATTCGATTGTTGAGTTCCACCAAATGCAGACTTCATTTGTAGTTCTTTTAATGCATCTGCATGTTTCTCATTGATTGCATTCAAAACACTTGTAAAACCTTCAACAGCATTCTTAGTGAAATCTGTATCCGAACTAACAAGATTATTTAGCATAAATTGAGAAATAGACTCTTTTAACTCTCCATCTAGTTCTAATCCAGCAATTTGTTCTGCAACAAATGCTTTATTATCACTTGTCACACGCAACGCTTTTTCTGCTTCAAATTCAGCTTGTAGTTTTTCCAGTTGAATTTGCTCAGGTGACTTGTTTTTCTTAGATTCCTCATATTCCTTGATGGTATCCTGTTTAATTTTATCTAAGTTATTTTGTTTCCAAGCTTCCAATTGTTTGTCGGCAACACTTTGAGATTGTGACTGAATAAATTTTTGAGCTTCTTCATTGGATTCCACAAAAGATTTGAAGTCATCAAAAGAAAACTTTTGATCGTCACCTTCGGCAAAGTATTGCAAATTCATTGGCATTAATGATTTGTGTTTCATAATCATTCTCCTTTCGCCCCACGATTCGTTTTCACGCCCCGCATTGCTTTGAGTTTTAATAGTTGCGCCCCACCATTCAACCAAGCCCAGTATTGCGCTAGTTTAACGTCATTTCGGACAAAATAAAAAAGCCTAATTACTAGACTTTCCTTCTTTGTAGTCAGTTCTAACAACAATACATCCCATATTTTCATACCAATCAACTGTTTCTTTTAAATTTGGTAATGAATGAGATAATAATTGAATCGTTAAATTAACGGTATTCTTATCAACTGGAGTATTATCTTGATAATTAACAGTTTGATCGCCAATAACCACGTAGGCATAATTGCCATTCCAATGGTCTCTCAAGCCATTAGGATGGTTCTCAGACTCAATAGCTGTTTTGTAGGCTTCTGCAATATCAGCATTTACATTAATTGTTAGTACTGCTTCAAAAAAATCTTTCATTCTACTTCCTCCGTTTCAAATTAATTCCAAAAGAATCATGTGCAAACTCATCTAATAAATCGCCAAATAAACGCTCATACTCTTCGTCAATATCTTTTCCTAATTTCGGCATATTAGGAACATCTGTACATCTGCATCGGCCATGAAAAGGCGCACGGTTCTCACCAATGATCGCTTCACTCAACTTGTATGGGTTGTTCTTTGCTTTGCCACCGCATATTGAACATACCTTTTCATCTTTTGCAGTTAAGACATTGTATTCGTCTACGCCAGTTTCAATATAAGATTTCTCAATACCATCTTGAGCGAATTTAGCGTATTCTGTTCTCACAAGATTTTCGATCGCCTTGTTGTACTTCGATTCCTCCCTTTTGAACATATCGCATATTTCTGGGTCTTCTCGCATTGTTCGTAATGCCACGAGAACTCCTTCGCCACTTGCTACACTAGTTGTAATGGCGTTAGATAGCTTTTGTTCTAGAGATGAAATATTGCCCCATAAACGACGCGAGAATGTCTTACCTGACCAAGGATAGTTCAGGTAACGTTCAAGTTCTTCCTTTGATAAGTAATTCGGCAAATCTACGTTCAAAATCTGGGCAAATACGTTTGCGTTTGATACATACGAACGTTGCAAGATATCTTCTAACCGATCCGAAAAATATTTATTCACATCTGCATCTATTGCACTCTCTGCAAGAATTCGAAAAATATCTGACCTCATTTGAAGCAGCCGATTCACTTTGGCGTAGTCGAAAGAAGGAAAGTATTCTTCGATGAACTCTTTGTATTTTGCATCATACATCTTCAGTGATTTGTAGTTCTTTTCAACGTATTCACGATATTTTTTCTGATCACTTGTACTATAAAATTCCATCATCTCAGCATAGGTAATATCGTGTAAATCAGCTTGGGATAATAACTCCGCTTGAATTTCTTTCAACGCATCAGGAAAGACACTACTTAGTTTCTTTAGCGTTTGATTTTCCATTTTGAGTCTTGCTAAATCTTCCAGTTCTCGACGTTTGGTCCAGTACTTCGTTTCTATTTGACTCAACGATGCCACCTCCATACTCGCCGTCTGGGTAAGATTGTCTGCTTTCGACGTCAATCATTTCGTTTTCATAATCAACATCTGTGACGAACGGGATCTGACTTTGAATCGTCCTCTTAGAAACGTATGGTGCCAACTTAGGCAATGCCTCAGCTAGGTAGCTTAAATCTGTTGGAAGCGAACGAGAGAAGGTGAAAATGATCTTTTCCGGATCAATTGTAACTTTCTCGGCAAAATCCAAATAAGCAGCCATAACCTCGGCACACTCTTTCAATCCTTCTCGAAAGTACTGTTCTTTGGTATTTGTCTTAGCTTCTAAACTAATGATTTGCCACTTTCGGGCTTCCCCAGAACTATTCGACTTAAAGACTTCGTCATTGAAATCAATTGCTTTACACACCGTGTAGAATTGCTTTTTAAGAAGATCAAAATGATACTCGTTGAAATCCTTTTGTAGATCCTTTGTCACGTAGCCGGCTTTCGCATTAGGGTCTTTCAGATTGATGATCCCTAGTTGCTCCATCATCTTCTTGGCTTTATCCTCGGACAAATCTGCCCCAGTGATCAGCATATAAGCTAACTTGAATTGTTCAATCTCGTTCTGCTGATCAGATAAAACACGATCAATAGCATCACTAATCTCCTCTGCAACTTCAAAGTCACAGTAACGGTTTGTATTGTTTTTAAACTCCGTAAGATTGATAACGCCTAAAGGATTAGGAACATTACCCAGCGTTTTAAATGCTCCTTGTACCGTGCCAGGGTAATCAGTATATCGAGCATAAGTAAATATTGATTTCGGCGTGACAACCTTCATCTCTTCATAAAACTTCTTTTGATATGGATCGTATTTCTCTTTAATGTACACTGCGCCGTTTTCGTACTTTTCAGCTTTCCACGGCTCAATGTTGCTTGCTCTTAGTTCCCAACCATCATTTGTCTCAACAGGCTCCAGTAATCTGAAAGCAAGCCCTGTCGCTCCTTGAAATGTTGCAGTATCGGGGTCTAACATTCCAAACCGCATAGTACTTAATTGTCTCGTGAGTGTTTCAAATTCTTCTGGGGTAGAAGGGGCGCTGATATCATTACCCAGTAATTTGTCTCTCATTCGTTGAATGAATGTCCTTTTCTGTTCCGAAACATCATAATCCCATTTAATTGGTATTCCTGTGAAATGGTTAACTGCTTGATCAACGACCACTGAATACATTCCCGCATGAATCTTGTTATTGACCTTAATGATTTTTGTTTTTGGTTTCTCACGACTGTCGATCTCGTTTTTCTCGCTAGTATAAGCAAGATACTTTCTTTCTCGATCATCGAAAAAGGGTTTCATATCTTCCATAAAAGCGTTAGGATCGAATAATCCTTCTTCGATTTGCGTTGAATATTTCGTTCTTAAACGTTTGTATTTTTTCAATGTGATTCCAGAATAAAACAAAGACCCACCTCCTAATAAGCAATAAACTCGAAGTCATCTGCTTCTATAATCGTTTCTGCAATTCCTGTAACTGCATCCGGAGCATCATCATGAGCGTTCTTACCTTCACGTTGATAACTAACCATAGCCTCATAAAAGTCCGGCCAACGTGTCGCCCAATCATCTGGATAGTAAACATGATTTTCCACCCAAGCACTATTCGCCAGTATTCTAGACAGTTTATTATCCGATTGATGAAAGTCTTCAAATACTGCACCTCGATAGCCTCGCTCTTTTGTAATTCTTTCTGAATTTCTTCTGAATCCACGCCCGCCATTGTTTCCTTCAATCCGTACCTTATTAACTCGATTGCGAATAATCATATTAGCGTGGGCTATTTCAGTTGTTTCCATCGGCTCTTTTGTATACATGACATCGATAATATAAGCATCATGATCAGACGTCTCAGCAAAAACAGGAGACGCAAAGTAATCGGCACCCTTGTCGGCGGTGTCGGTGTAGTTCCATATTTTGATAATGTTATCAGGCAACGTATCATAAGTAAGAAACTTCTGATATAGCCTGCCTTTTTGGTCAATTGGTTCTTGCTGATAGTTGGCTTCTGCAATATCTACATTCATTTCTTGTACCACATCTAAGTACTCATCGTGGGTCATAATCTCGTTGCACAACATCGAGCCGTCTTCTTGTACTGCTTTATAACAGATCTGATGAACATTATTTTTTCGTCTCGTCAACATTTTTCCGGCTAAATCATTACTTGACCAACGTGTCATAATCAATATCTGTTTACGTGGCCGTTCCATTCGTTGGGCCAACGTGTTGTTATACCATTCCCAGTGAGAATCTAAAACACGCTCGTTATAGGCTTCTTCTGCGGTTTTAATGATGTCATCAACAATTACATAATTCGCGCCAATACCAGTGGATGTTCCACCAGGAGAAGTCGCTAAATAATTCTTTTCTTCTGAACCATCTAAAGACCAGAAACCCTTTGCAGCATCTCCATATTTGATTTGCACCTCTGGAAAAATATCTTTAAAGTATTCAGCCTTAACATTTTCGTTTTCAACCATGATTCCATCACGTGTTTGTTGCGCAAATAAAGATGACAGGATTTGGTTATAAGATCCGGTAATAATTTTCGTCTTTGGATTTTGTCCAAACATCCATAAAACGAATAGCCGCGCTGTAAAAGTCTTCCCATGTCGAGGCGGCATGTTAATAACCAAAATTTTTTTGTCGATTTTATCTTCGTAAAAATCTTGTAGCGTATGACATAAATCTTTCAAATACAACCGATCATCTTTGTAAAACTCTGGATAAAGAAGCTGGCAGAATAGCCAAAAACTTTTCCTAGCTTTTCGAATGGCTAGCTCTCTTTGAACAACGGCATACTCAACACGATTAAGAGTCGTTGATTTTTTCATACCGTTTCACCAACTCTTCTAATTCTTCATCGGACATTTTCTCATACTGTTTTCGGATATCGACGCCGCCAGAATGTTTGAGTTCTTGTTTGTCTGCATAGATTCCAGCAATAGTCAGAATCATTTTCCTATCCTGATGACCTTTTTCAGTCAATGCATACTTGTAAGTGGCATTAAGGACATCAGAAGCTTTTCCTTTGATCAGATCCATTGTTGTTTCGTTAACTAGATCAACAAAGCCATCTTTGCTCATGGCGTCGTAATATTTGGTCCTACCTATTTTCGCCAGTGAACACAACTCTTGCACCGGTTTGCCTAAGTTATCTGGATTTATCAATACTTCCAAGAGTTTTTTCTCTGCAGCAGTAGGTTTGTATCTGTTCGCTTTCGTATCGCTTTTTTCCATCCTTAATCACCGCCTCTCTATATGTACTTGCTGATATTTTTTTGTACATGATCCTCTTTCCAACGGCCGCACCCACAATAGACTAGCTTGCAATAATCAATCTCTACTGGCGTTGCCTCTCTGATCATTTCTACAATCGAATACTTCGCCTTCATTTGAACAGACATGACTACACGCCTATGCTGTCCTTTCATTGGCTTCGGATATTTATTGTTTAATGACACATACCAGTAAGTTCTCATAATAATTTATCCTTCTTGCATTGTTTTGTAAGCGTTATGATGTTATACTTAGCTAACAACCCTAACATCTTTTTCATTTAATTCCTGACCACTATTACCCGATAGTGGTCTATTTTTGTGAGCAAAATAAAACAGCCTCACGAAGAGACTGCTATTTCTTCAACTTCTTTTTTAACATCTCTAATTTCTCAACGTCGGACTTCTTAATGATTTCAGATAGTTTGAACATGCTATTCCTCCTCCAATAATCGGCCATCGAAAATGTAGGTTTTCGGCCAAAATAAAAAGACCGCCTAAGCGATCTGTATGTAACAATAAACAGCAACGGATGATAGATAATAAGAACAATTTAGAAGGAGTTAAAATTCACATCCTTATTCTTAATATTTCCGTTGCTGTCTATCGAAGCTTAATTGTGAAACAATAATAAAACGATGTTCCTTTTATTATTATTTTGTCTCAGACCTATCACTAATCTTTCGACACTACCATAATATCACTGATAAATGGCTAAAAACCGCCATCATTCCGCCAAAAAACCGCCATTTTTTTATGCGTCAGTCACTATACAAAGTTTGTCTTTGACCTTTAAAGCACAAACACTATAATAGTAGCCGCCATTCCCATCATTCGCTGTGCATTCTGCTTTAGCGATCTCATTACGATTATGATAAACAACGACTTCAGCATAAGAGGTATGTCCGTCACCATTATAGAGACGGTTACCTTTATCAAAAATCTTTATATCTGTAATCACTGCATCAAGCTTTACATTTTTGAATTCACCTTCGGCCCATGCGCAGCAATCTGATTCGCTACATACAACTTCCATTTTGGTTCCATCTTCTAAAATTAATTCACTCTCTGACCATTCTACAATTCTTTTGAAAACAAGATCTTTTTTCAACTCTTTCAACGATACATAATCTTTCCACATTATATGGTCCCCCTATTTATAAGCAATTATTCTTCCGTGTTTATATGCTTCTGCAAACTCTATTAGAGCTTCCGATTTCATCCGTTGTATACTTCTTTCTGAATAACCCACTTCACGGCTAATTCTGTAGTTTGAGAAGCTGTCTGGCACACAAAAACTGTAGTAGAGTATCTGACGACTAATCAGACTAAGAGCCATCAAAGCCACTAGAATCGCGTCTCTCTCCGCTTCTATATCCATCATCTGAATGATCGCGTCTTCTGCCTTGTTTCCATATTTCGGTGCCTTTGGCATGTCCGTAATAATCGGCGACTTAATATCTATCAAAGAGCGACCTGCCATCCGCTCCAAACGCCGAAAGTTCTTCAGCACATCTCTCGCATTACATCTTGTCTGTTTGAAATCTACCTCTCGTAACAATTGCATCAAGTCAAACCGCTCCTTTATGTGATATAATAAATTTGTGGAATTTATTAGAACAGTCGGAGCGATCCGGCTTTTTTTATTTGCCGAGTTACACTTCTCGACTTAGCATGCTGGTGTGTCAAATACTTCAATATATGCTTCTTCTGTTTTTATTGTCTTTTTCATTCCGCCATTCCTCAACCTCCGCAATTTTGTTATAATTAACTGTCAGGTAAATTATAATTGTGCGTTTAGCTAAGGGGCTAAACGTTTTTTTATTTTATTTTTGATGTTCTTTCATAAAACGATCACATTCTTCTTTGCTGATACGAATAACGCCGTTAACGATACCCATTTTCTAACCTGAGAATCTGAAACATTTAATTCAGATGCAATTTCCTTTAACTGCTTTTCTCCGTTGGATTCTAACCAAATTCTTTTGGCTTCATCACGTCTTGGATCACGTTGTCTTGCCATTCAATACACACCACCTCGCAATCTTCTTAGGTTGAGTTTTGTTTTCTAATTTTCAATATCTTTCAACATTAGATCTGCTTCAATTAATATCTTTAAATCGGAAACTTTGTCTAACTTGATTTGTCCTGATTGGAGATTTTTAAGCCATTTCTTGCATTCTAATCCCTCAAATTCTTGTTAATATTATTTTGAATGTTTGGTTCATCATAGAAACCATGACCGCAATAAACGAGCTTGCACGCATCAATCTCACATGGTTCTGCTTCTCTCCCCATTTCGACAATAGAGTACTTCCCTTTGATTTGTACAGAACGCACAACACGCACTGAACAATCATCAATGGTTCGAGGATATTCATTAGTTAGCGATATATACCAGTAGTTCCTCATTAGCCATTCTTCTCTTCAATAGCATTTAGATCATTGTAAATAGCCTTTGCTGTCTCTAATCCGACCCGCAGTCTTCGTTGAATGACTCCAACAGTTAGCTCCATATCAACTTCTTCATAGTCCTTCTTTAATCGCTTCATTTCCTCGAAATCTTTAGCGGTATATTGTTTCATGAGATCATTCCTCCTTTATGTAAAGAAAAAGCCTAGCACCTGCTAGACTTTAATCGCTTTGTTTTCCCATTTTTTGTAGGCATCAAAATAGATTTCTGATTTATCACCGTTATACGTTAGCTCATAATACATTCCGTCTGAAACAGTAGTGCTCAATAATGCTTTATTGTTTTGGAGTGTTTTACATGACCATACAACAAATACATTGTCCATCGTAATCTGCATTTGAACTGTTTTATCAAAGTTTTCATTTGCATAGTCTGCTACCAATTGTTTGCATTTAGTAATAAATTTTTCATTATCCATTTTTTAAAATCCTCTCTTTTTTAAAATAAAAAGACCACTCAAAGAGTGATCTAATATGTAATAGTAACTTGCACGATGCACAAAACGCGTACGAAATTGCGCACCCCTATATTTTTAAACCGCCGATGCCTCGGTTGCTTAAAGTCGCTGGAGTGGGATTGCACCACTCACGAGAACTTACCAGGCTCTCACGAGGCTACTCGCCATTTACCGCTGCGTCTTCTACTTCCGCCACAGTGACCGAAGCTTGGTGGTGTACAGATAGCACACTTACTACATTGCCGTACGTAGCACCGTATAGCTTCTTAACGATCTTTTTTCGGTAGTCGTAACCGTCATAGGCATTTAATGTCGCTGGCAAGGAATCGAACCTTGCATGGTTGCCGAAGCATTGACCTAGCACACATGCTTAGCGTCTACCCTTTCCGCCACAGTGACACTATAAAATTATTCTTGGCTGCTACTATTTTTTATTTTGCCCATTTTTAAATCCAATCATATAGACATTAAGACAGAGCGCAAAAATTGAAATTATTAATGGAATCATTTCTCTTCACCCACCTTTAGTTATCGTGTGAATAATTAAAAAACAATAGACAGCAACAAAATAACATTGCTTTGATAATTTGGTATAAACCACTATAAATTTCTTTTCTTGCAATTATTTTTAATATATGCTAGATTATCAACCGATATAGTCACTGCCTGTACTAGCGGAAACTAGTGCAGGTTTTTTGTTCTATTTACTCAAAAGTTATTACGATAAATTAATATTGTGAAAATAAATACTAAGCGTATAATTTTATTTATCAGCGAGTGGTCCGCTGAAATATAAAACAAGGATGTGCAAGACAACATGTATAAACCCTACATGATTAGTTATGATCTTAATAACCCAGGGCAAAAGTATGATAAAGTATTTGAAATAATAAAAGAATTTGGGGCATATATAAAGCTACAAAAATCTTTTTGGTTAGTTAAAACTAATTTGAATCCAAATCAAATGTGTGAAAAATTAAATACAGTACTTGATAATAACGATTCCTTATTCATCTGTGAACTGCAAAAAAATTATCAAGGTAGAGCTACAGAGGAAAATTGGAAATTCATTAACGAACATATTTTCTCTTAGTAAGGATTAGATATTTTTTCTCTGTTTAAACAATTGCAAATACCGTCAATATCTGAATTAGAAACACTTACCTTTTGCTCCTTGCTACTACCAATAGCTTGGAGCAATTCTTGTATTTCTTCTGGAGTGCCTTCTACTGATAATTTCATTTTTCTTCCCTCCAATACATAAATTAATAGACAGCAGCAGTTGAAAGACGACAAGAACATGTTTAGTTTTGTGAGTGCTGCTGTCTAATCAAAATAAACAGCAACCGATGAAGAATTTAGGAGGAGTTGAATTCACATCCTTTTCTTCATAATTAGTTGCTGTCTATCTAAGAAGAAGTTTAAAACGATGAGGGAGATTGCCTCCCTTCGTTTATTTTGTCGATCCTGTTTCCTAATCTTTCGACACTACCATAATAACACTGGTAAATGTCTAAAAACCGCCATCATTCCGCCAAAAAACCGCCAAATTATTTATAAGCAATTATTCTTCCGTGTTTATACGCTTCTGCAAACTCTATTAGAGCTTCCGACTTCATCCTTTGTATGCTTCTTTCTGAATAACCCACTTCACGGCTAATCCTGTAGTTTGAGAAGCTATCTGGCACACAGAAGCTGTAGTAGAGTATCTGACGACTAATCAGACTAAGAGCCATCAAAGCCGCTAGAATCGCGTCTCTCTCCGCTTCTATATCCATCATTTGAATGATCGCGTCTTCTGCCTTATTGCCGTGCTTCGGTGCCTTCGGCATATCCGTAATAATCGGCGACTTAATATCTATCAAAGAGCGACCTGCCATCCGCTCCAAACGCCGAAAGTTCTTCAGCACATCTCTCGCATTACATCTTGTCTGTTTGAAATCTACCTCTCGTAACAATTGCATCAAGTCAAACCGCTCCTTTATGTGATATAATAAATGTGTTGGATTTATTGAATCAGTCGGAGCGATCCGGCTTTTTTTATTTGCCGAGTTACACTTCTCGACTTACATAGCTCACAACAGCTGCATAGTAATTTGCATAACCTCTCTTAGAAGTTGCTAAAGATATATGCTGAATCTCATTGTTTTTCGCAAAATCGTTTAATTCTTTTTCTAATTTATAACGAGTGTCCTCTTCAAAGATTTTAAACTTCATTGTTTATAACCTCCATATCCACCAATCTCGCTACAGCTAAATTCTCTTTGCTTTTCGCTAACCACTTATCGCATTCCATTGTGTTTTCAATACGAATGATCGCTGAGTGATTATAGACGTGTTCTACATATCCACGAAACGGATAAATGAACTCTTCTGCTTCACAGCGAACCATGTCACCGACTTTGACTTTTGGTTTCTTACGTGTTTTAGGGTTCTTTGTCGGCATATCTAGCATTAAACCGCCGATGCCGTGACTACTAGCGTAAAATCCGTCTTTTAGTTTCATCTCATTTCCTCCCATTTACGATCATCATTTAATATCGAAATCCCAAACTTACGAATAGCATCACTTGCATCAGCAACAAACTGACTTGCCACTTTATATGTTTCTTCTGCTGAAATTCCATATTCTTTTTCAAACTTTGTCTTTAGTACATTTAGTTCCTGTTTTCTTAGTTTTGCTACTCTGCGGTGTCTGGTGTTCATTGTCAATCAACTCCCTAATCTGAAAGTGTTGTCTATACTTGATCGAAATTCTTTTAAGTGGTTCTCTACCACAGAATCAGTCACGTTAAAACGATCAATTAATACTGGAGCTGCCATATCTTTCAAATAACTTTGTCTGATGACTAATTCAGTACCATCAGGAAGTTCTAGGTTAACCTCCCGACCATTGATAATTGCTTGAATGCCCGCTTCACTTAGTGGTATTTCGTATTTCATTTCACATCCTCCAAATCACTCGACTTCACGAATACACCATCTACCATTTTCCCTGTGCGTCCTTTGATTTCGTTGTATGCCATTTCTAAACACTCTTGTACGTTTGTCCCTTTTTGCATGGAAAGGATAATCAGCGTGACGATAACGTCTCCTACGCTATCTTTAAATAGTTCATCATTACTTCTTGCCATCGCCGAAGCTATTTCCCCGAATTCCTCAGCTACTTTCAAAAACTGTGCTTTTGGATCTGCTTGATCCAGTCCCTTGTCTTTAGCCCACTGCTCTACTTTTGTGATTAGTTCGTCCATTATTTCTCCTCCATATACCTAAACTGTCGTCCTTTTGAATCAATCCATAAACTCCTAGCTCTATCCCAAATAATGTTTTTGCTCAGACCAGTAATTTCAGATAACTGTTCAGCGGTACCTGTCACTAGAATTCGGTCACCATGCCAGATTGCAATTTTTCTTGGCGTTCTCCGTTTGGGCTTTTCATTCCACATTGATTTACCGAGCTTTTGGACTTCTGCAACTATTTCTTTGTCTTCTTGCCAATTCTCAGAATGTGTCAGTTTGATGATTCGTTTCATTGCTGATTTCTTATCCACGATCATTCCTCCAATCTACGAATTTCCCTTCTTAAATTCTCTATGTGCAAATCGATTGCCTTTCTCGCCGTTTCATTGACCATCACTGCCTTTGTTCGTTCCAGATCGTCAATTTCACGTTGAATGCTTCGAATACGCATTTGAATCACTTCTTCTGTTGTCATGATGGACCACCTCGTTAAAAACGCTCTTCCTTGAACGTATTCCGATATTTTTTAGCTAATATCAACGGCACTTGATATTGATGACAGAACAACTTTGCCTTGATCTTAAAGTCTTTTGTCTGCATTCCTTTGACATCTACGACTTTGACAAGTTTGCCGTTTTTATAAAATGTGAAGTCGGGAATATACTCGATCTTGCGATACTTCTTTCCGTCTAGTTCAAATTTCGGCATCAGCTCAAATCTTTCCTGAAGTTTTACTTTCCAGCCGTTCGCTTCAGCTTGCCACAAGGCTAGATCGTAATACTCTGCTTCCGCGATAGAATCAAACTTGATACCTCGATGAACAGTTTTTTTATTACGGTATTTATTCATGCGATACTACCTTTCACTGGTTTTATGCGCTTGTCTGCTGTTTGTTGGAATTTCAGCGCGTAACCTTCTGAATTCTTAAATATCCTAGAAACAATTCTTTCACCGTAGGCTTCTCTTAGTTCGGGACCAGATAAGTTTGTTGTGATGATTGTTGCCTTGTTCTGTCTGGCTTCTAAGAGCGTGTTTAACGTGTTGTTTGTAAACTGCCTACTATTTGATACCCCGCTACCTAATTCAGCTCCAATATCGTCAAAAACCACCAAATCAGTTGTTTTGATATCGGCTATAAGCGATCCTTCAATTTCTTTTCTCAGTTCAGCATTGTTATAAGAAAACTTTATTTGCTCTAATAACTCTTGATAGCTTATAAAAAGTATTTTCTTGTCATAATTTGAGCGCTCAAGTATTTCCCAAGCTGTCGCCATTGACAAGTGGCTTTTTCCGCTTCCTGATTTCCCTGATAGAATGAAATGTGCAGGATGGTTCAGTAGGACATCATTTACATAGCTTTTAGCTCTTTCTAAAGCAATTTTCGTTTCTTGGTCCACTACGTGATAATTCTCCATTTTGCATTTAAACAAAGTTTTATCTGTTAATACCGAACCATTTTGAAAAAAACTCAATGCTCGTGCTTTTAAGCTGTCGTTATATATCCGTTCGGTCTGTAAATCCTCTTTCACACGTAACGCTTTATAACCACAACTCATGCATGTTGGTTTACAACGTTCTGAACCATCCTTATTTTTAGCTCGCCAACTATACAAAGGTTCGCTACATTCTGGACATTTTCCGCTTTGCACTAATACTCTTCTTATTAGCTTCTCCATAGCATTTGCTAGGCTTTCCATGTGATGCATCTCCTTTTTAAATTGGCAAGTCGTCATATTCACTAGGATTGCTGTACTGTAGTTTTTGACTTTGCTTTTTATGATTATTCTTGTCTGCTTTGATTTCGAATTTGAGCTTCTCAAATTTTTCTCTCAATTTCTTAGCACTTCTAATATTTCCAAACCAAAATTCATTTGTAGGTAGCCAATTGATCACATACTCAATCGCTTCTATAGACGCTTTATCTCTTTCTTCCATCAACCTGATTGTGTCTGCCCATTTTTCGATATCTACTTTGTTCATTTCTTTTGGAAAATCTTCAGTTAAATTACTTTGCAATTTTTTAGCAAGGCGTAAGTGTTCGTCAGAATGCTTACCTTTCTTTTCTTCTTTATCTATATCTATATCTATATCTTTCTCTAACTCTATCTCTAGGCGACCTTTTCCAGACAACTTCTGGACATTGTCCTCCTTTGCTCTTTGGATTCGTTTTTGCCTAGCGTATTCAGTCTCTGATCCTACTAATTCACTTAGCTGATTTAGATATATCTCTCCGCTGTCCAGTATTTTTATTAGTCCGATTTTGTTGAATAGATCCATAGCGACTTTCACTGTGTCCGTATTTGAATTTGTTAGTTTTGCTAGAGATTCGGGATCGTAAGGTATCATCAGATTACCTACATTTCTAACTAGTATTCCTTCTGTCTTTAGAGATTTAAGACAGAGTTTCAGATAAAATAAACAATATTCTTTACCATTCGGTTGTTCTTCCAACCATTCGATGGTATCTTCTTCGAAAAAATCTTCTTTTAATTTAAGCCAGTAATAGCGTTTCTTTTGTTTGTCTGACAATTCAATACCACCTTTTCCTTATCCTCCGATATTTAACTTTTTGATTGTCTCCTGGTTTAACTTAATCCCTTTGATTTGATACTTATTTTTGAAATTAATCACACCTATTTTGTGCTTCTCCGTATGATGGATTCTGCAGAGTGCTGCAAATGTGTACTCTGAATGATCAACTTCTTTGCGCTTTCGTCTTCCTAACGCTTTGTCAAAGTGATCGATGTCAGCTCCTGTTTTGCCACAGATGCAACAAACTCTTTTTGTAATGCATTTGTAGAAGTAATATTCTTGATTCGCTGGTAAAATCTCATAGCCTTCTTTGAAAGGAATATGATGTTCAAAGATGAAATCTAAGATGATATTTGCTAAGACATTAGCATCACTCACAGTTGTATTCGATTCGTCTTTGAGGCTTATTTTGCGCCCTGTGACGCCTTCAAAACGGAAGTAGAAGAATTCCTTCCAGAAGTCCGTTGGCATGCCTGTATCGATAAAAATATCGCCTATCAGCGCATAGATGAAGTTTCGTTGCTGTACGGTGAAACGTCTAGGATCAATAAAACGAATTTCAATGACTCGATCGCCATCGTAGCCGTCATACATCGTCTTTAGTCGATCAATGTTCACTTCTTCATTGATCGTTGCGCCTATGTCTTTCCCTTTGAACTTTTTCAGAACCGCTGAATATGAATCGATTAATGGTTTAAACACTCATATCACTTCTCTTTTGTTTCTTCTCTGTACTGATCTTCAAGCCAGTTAACGCCACGTTTTAGAATGCCCAAGTCTCTCTTGGTCCATTTACTGTCATCAGCGGTTATAGAAGCTGCATCAGTCAATGCAACAATTGCTTCATCAATCGATTTTTCGTACTTGTTAGCAACCAGTTGTAAAGCATCCAAGAATAGCTTTTTGCTTCTTTGAGTAGCTGGTTCAAGCATCGAGACATCTTCTGGCATATCTTCGCCAGCAAATATATATAGCCCTAGCCCAAACATTGCTAGATTTTTTACAAGACAGCGCATGATCGTTTTGTTGATATCAAACATAGTTGCTGCTTCAACTCGCTTTTCGATTTTTCCAACAATCTCTTTTTTCTTCGTTTCGTTATTCCACTGATAATCATTGACTTCGTAGGTATATGGCTCATCTTTCATTGCCTTGTTTGCACCATCCATGACTGGTAACCACATGTCACGCTTTACTCCATTGACTGTGATACTGGTAAAAACCATATAGCCTGTTTTTTCATCAAAGAGGTATGGACGATGTGTTTCTGGATCACGATAGATTTCGTAGTCTACTTCTTCGCAGATTTTGCTGACTTCTGCCCACGCCCATGCCCAGGACAGATAAGTTAGTTTGTTTCTTTTTTCGACAACATCATTGACGGTTATCTTGTACAGACTATTGAATAATTTGTTATCGCTGCGTTTCGTTCCTTCACTCATCAAATTCTGCCTCCATTTCAGCAATGTATTTCTTACCTAGTCCGTAATAAGAGATATCAATCAAGTTATCTCTGTCATACTCTTCTAGCGCATCAATCAAGCCATCTTCGATGACGTAAATATATTCAGGTTTATTCGAATGCTTCGATAGATGGATAAGATAAACATGATCCCAAATAGTTACAAGGTTACCTAAATCATCTTGATCACAAGCTAGTTCTTCATTCGTCAAAAGATTTCGTCTGATTTTTCGACCACTTGTTTCCTCAATTTTCGGCTTGCCCCAATCAGGATCAATCAAATATTGATCTAGAGTGGAAAGTTCTTTTTCCATATGCTAAAATCTCCTTATGATGTGTTTTCTTTGTGACTCTTTGCTTGCCGGCAGAGTCACTTTTTTATTTGTTGCCAAGCTTTTTGCTTATCAATATGTTGTTGGCTTAGGATGCTTGGTTTATTGTGTCTCCACCAGCGATTAGCAATTACCGTCCCTATTCTTAGCGCTTCAGCTCTATTCATTTTCATCACCGAAAAGTCTTTGTTGTCTGTTCAGTTGATCGATTTCCATGCGGATCGCAGTTTCTGGTAACCACATTTCAATAAATGAAACAGCATCATCGAATCTTTTACGAGGTAACTCGCCATATCTTGGGATTGAAAAGGTACGTTTAAATTCAGACCAAAATTTTGAGAATACTTTTTTACTGATTTCTTCATAAGCTCGGCTTTCTTTGCCTCCTAGAACTTCCATAACTTTCATATTTCCTTTTTGCTTAATTTCAAACTCTTGTTGTCCGCTAATTCGCATAGTATTTTTAAGCATGGAAACATCTTTTTTAACATCTTTCATTTCTTCTAGTTGGTAGATCATCATGTCTTCAATTGTTTGAGGAACAGTATTCTTGCGAATAACATCTTCCATTTCGTTGAATGCTTCAATGTATTTTTGTTTGAAGTAAATAGCTTTCTTTCCTGTAAAACCCATAGCCAACAAGAAAAAACCATCTCTACTAATGAAAAAAACTCGTCGATTTCTGCCGTATGAATCTGGTTCATTACCTTCTACAAACATCTGTCCAAAATTGGACACATCTTTTTTTAGTGCATCAATATCTCTTAAAACATGTTGATGTTTTTTCTCAAAGCTTTCTGCCACTTGTAAGCTCGTAGTCACAGCTTCTTTATTTTTCAAAATTACTAATTCTTGCATTTTTTCTTCTCTCCTTTTGGTATAATTTAGGTAAAAAAATGGTGGTGTTTTCAATGAACTACATTTTGTATGTGCTTCTAGTTGTTTATACAATAATTTATATTAAGCAAATTGTTAATGCAGTGTCTGAAATAACAACGATTAACTATTTACTTACTACAATTGAGAAAGTGATAAATGACCTCAAACGATTAAATGACCATAGTGGTAGCTATAAATCTGATCCTTACTTTCAAAATAATGTGACGCCTATTAGAGAAATAATGGTTAAGGAAATGCCCAGAATTAACAAAGTTCTGCCTTATAGCCTTGTAACGCTTTCCTTGAATCAATCAGATGATATTCTTGAAGAAAATTTTAGAATTATCGCTTCTCAAATTTTTGACAAAAACAACGAAATTCATTATCGAAAATTCTGGTTTTTAAATCCGTTGATTGCTCTTAAGAAATTTTTTCTCTTACCCAGCGAAATACTTAGTTGGTTCGGCATTAATCTATCAACTTTTCCAGGAAGAATTTTTAGTCTTGTAATTTGGGTAACATCGTTATTTGCCCAAGAAACAATTTCTCAAATTCTATCTTTCGTAATTACCCATTTTTTCAAAGGTCAGAAATAAAGCTGATTGAACCAACAATCGGTCCGACATCGATATGTCGTTTAATATAGTTAAAAAGAATAGTTGCGATACAACAATCGTGATGATAGTTAATAGCGTTAGAGATATTTTTTTGTTTCTCATCTAGTCAGTCCCTCCCGACTGGCTTTTTTTGCTCTGTACTCAGCTTCATCAAGCCCCATAAAAATCCAAACCATGTAAACGATCGTGCCGATTAATGCTTGTCTGCTTCCCCAAAGTCCTAAAGCGTAGATGATTAGGGGTGCGCTGAACACTAATGCTCTATTAAATTTTCCCATCCGCTTACCTCCTTAAGATTTCCGAAAAATTTGTTTCTAAAAATTCAAGTGTTTTACTTCTTAAAAATAGATATGTGTCTCTTCCTTCAACTGGATAATAGACAAATCCATTTTTGTTTTTTTCGATATCGATAATATTTCTATATCTTGGGTTCTTTAAAACTCTAGAAGTAAACCAATCATATTTTCTGTTAATCCGTTCTAGCACTTCTGGCAACGTCATCCATCTACCAGTATCATCAGCTTTTTTTAACTCCTCATAATCCACTTGGGAGATAATTACATAGCCTTCTGGAATTGGGATTTTTGCTTCTAGATATTGCATTAGCTGTTCCTCCCTTTACAATTCGTACATAGTGATAATCGAATCTATAATTCTGTTTGCTTCTGCAGAAGTCTTTTTACCGTTTAAAATTAAAGATAAGTAGCTTTTGCTAATTCCAAATCTTTCAGCAAGCATGGTGTAAGTTAAGAACTTTGAACTTTCGACATATTCTTTGATTTTTTCTCTATCTCGTTGAGTGATTTCTGCAATGTCAGTCATACTAAAACTCCTTTCTAACCAATTTCCTCTAAATCCATTTGAGGGTAATATCCTTCTTTTTTTAGTAATTCGTAGATAAATAGACGCCCTTTCTGTGTCCATTTGGTATTCATTACAATTTTAGTGCCACCATCGGCTTTCGGGATCTCAGTTGTATGAGATTTTGTGTATCCTTGGTTCATGTGTTTTTTGCACAATAACCATTGGTTACCGACTTTTTTCTGAATACCTAGTTTATGAAGTAATTTATTCATCTGTTGTGGAGACATCCCATAATCTGCTGCAATCTGACTAATTGTTACTGAATCTGTAGAAGATAATATGCTATCTAAATAGGAGATTTTAGGTTCGTACTCTGCAATCTTTTGTTCTGCGATTAATCTTCCAGTTCTTTCTTCTTTTAGTTGAGTTGCTAATTGAATGATTGTATCTGGATTAAGCAAAGCTTCTTCTACTTTTTCTGGAGTTAGATAACCTCCATGTTTTCTAATTGCTGGCAACACTTCACTTGTTACCCAACGTTTAAATTTTTTGGCAGAGGGAAGTTTTGATTTTAAGATTAAACTGTACAAACCAGATTCGTTGATGATTGTCATCTCTCTTGATTGACCTGAGGTCGTGATTCGCGACCCCATCTTATCTTCCAAATCTACATGCCGCGACAAAGCATCTTTAGTGTTTGAATAACCCAAAACACTCGCAACGTCTTTGCCTACAAAATATGGTTCATCATTTACTAAAATTGTCCGAACTTCGTTTTGTTCGAAATTAAAAATTTGCGGTGTGTTCATATTTCTCATTCCTTTCTTTTATATTCGTAAACAAATTTAACAACTTTTTTCTAAATTCAATTGACAGTATCTGAGTAATACTCTATACTAAGAGCATAATTAAATAAGACATAAAAACATTGATTTTAAAGCTTTCTTGGCGGTCTGCATTTACATATCAATAGTGTTTTTTGTTGTCTTTTTAGTTGTTAAATCTGTTTACAAGATATAGTATAGCTCATTACTCAGAATTAGTCAAATTATTTCTGCGTATTTTTCTAAACTTTTTTTGTAAACATTTAGAAAGGTTGTTTTATCGATGAATACCTATGAAATAATAAAAGACTTGGCGAAGAGGAAAAAGATATCTATACGGCAGTTAGAAATTAATTTTGGATATTCTAACGGTTATCTAGCAAAGTGGAAAAATAATACTCCTAATTCAGATGAATTAAGTCGGATTGCTGACTATTTCGATGTCTCTGTAGACTACCTTCTAGGTAGAGAAGAAAGAGAAACCCCTAAACATGTGGATTTATCAGAAGACGATACTGTTTTTTCTTTTGATGGAAAAGAAATATCTAAGGAGACAATGCGTAAAGCGATTGCAATTGCTAAAGCTTTAGAGGAAAATGAATAGTTGGAGTGATGGTTTGTATGTATTTGAAATTGAAAGAAATGTTGAGCGAATACAATTTGAAAGTAGTTTATATGGAGATGAAAGAGCCTGGTTTCTACTATCCAAAACCCAGAATCATTTTTTTGAATGAAAATCTATACGGTGAAACTGCAGAAGCCTTTCATTTATCTCATGAACTTGCACATTTCAGCGCCTCTCATTTTGAATTTTCAGTTTTGTACGATACTTCTACAACTTTTCACTCAAAATTTGAAACAGAAGCAGATAAAATAGCTATTCTAATTTTATTAAATATCTATATTGAGAACGAACTGACTGATGAATCTCAGTTTAATCTCGAAAAATTTATGGAGTATTATTCTATTCAGAATAAGCTCAGATACACTTGTTATGCTGTCTGCCAATGCTATTTTAAGAAAAAATATTCTTACGCAAGGCAATATGTATGAATACATCAAGAATTATTAAAAAAACCGATTTCAGCAAAACATTAAAAAAGCCCGTGCTGCAACACGGGCTCTTTCCTCATATATGAGCTTCTACAAAAAAAATCATATCACAGAAATGAGGAAGAAAAAATGGAAAAAGAGATTTTAATAAAATCTCCAGGAAAAACCTTGATTAAAGTAACTGATGATTCTATTTCAATTATTAGAAAAGGATTTATAAATTTAGTTAATCAAGGTATTAAAGGAGAAAAAACTATCCCCTTTAAAAATATATCAGCCGTACAATTAAAAAAACCAGGTATGAGTAATGGTTATATACAATTTACCTTGCTAGGCGGAAACGAAAGTCGCGGAGGTATATTAGCGGCCACGAAAGATGAAAACACCGTTATGTTTACAAAAAAATATTGGAATGAAATGGAAAATTTAAAAAAATATATAGAGAAGCAACAATCTATATTAGATAATAATTCCAAAGAAACACAAATTTCAAGTGCAGATGAAATTAAAAAGTATAAAGAGTTGTTAGATGAAGGGATTATTAATCAAGAAGAATTCGATTTTAAGAAAAAAGAATTGCTTGGTTTATAATATTCAATATCAAAAGAGAAAGAGGATCTATTAATGGACGGTATATTTGGTTTTACTGGTATTGTTTTATTTATTATAGGTTTAATCATGTTAATTGTAAGATTTATCAAAAAAACAAATAAGAAAACACCTATGATTCTCCTTATTATCGGGATTATTTTTACTACCGTAGGTTTCTCGCTTTCCTCATCAAACGAGGCAAATGACAATAACAAACAGGAAAGCTCATCATCTGATACTCAAACTACTACATCTAACAGCAGCAATAAAAGCCTAACTCAATTTGAAGAATTTTTAGAGACAAATAATCATGACTGGGGTGCTTTCTTAGATAGTTATTATTCTATTACTCCAGCTACTGAGCAAAATACAGCTTTTACTAAATATATTAGTGGTAAAACATATACTTTTGAAGGAACTGTTATCGAATCAATGACTACTAGAATAGCCATTATAGCAGACAAAGAGTACGATGATAAAAGTTGGAATGATATTTCTGCAACACCTAAAGTTTCATATGTAATTTTTGCGAAGGACTTAAACAATGCTGATACCTTTACAAAGGGCGATAAAGTAACTTTTACAGGAGAAATTAGTTCAAGAGGATCGAACATAGAAAAATCCTATGCTCAATGGGATATGATTAATAGTAAAGTAAGTAAAAAATAATAAAACACGCCCCACCGACCAAAGCGAGCGTGTTCTAAGAAAAAACAAACCTATACAGTAGGCTTCTTTATAGTGCCTATTGTATCAGAGAAAGAGAGTAGATTCAATTATGGCAAGATTAGTCAAACGTGGAAATAGTTGGCAATACGAAATTTCATACAAAAAAGATGACGGAAAATACACGAAGATAAGAAAATCAGGATTCAAGACAAAAGGCGAAGCAAAAGATGCCGCCAACGAATTAGAATATAACCTAAACAAAGGCCTTAAAGGGGATCGCAAAAATCTATTATTATCAGATTATTTTGAGGATTGGATGCAACTTTATAAAGAAGGAACAGTATCTCCTATCACTTATAGAAAATACGAAGATACGTTAATGAACATAAAGAAATATATGCCAGCGGTATTGATTTCTGATTTAGATAGAGTTGGATATCAACGCTTTTTAAATAAGTATGCGAAAGACCATGTAAAATCCACCGTTATTAAGTTTAATAACCATATTAGAGCATCGTTGAAAGATGCCGTAGAAGAAGGATTAATTCCGTTTGATCCAACTAGAAAAGCAGTAATCAAAGGAAAAGATTCATTGAAGCCAAAAGAAGATAAATATTTAGATTATGATCAATTTAAATCTTTAATGAAACTCGTAGAAGAAAACCTTTCTGCGCAGTACTCTTCTCCTATGCTCGTGTTAGTTGCTGGTGCTACTGGAATGCGATTTGCTGAACTTCTAGGATTAACATGGGAAGATATCGATTTCGAAGATCAAATCATCACTATTAATAAAACATGGAATTATAAATTAAATGAATGGGGAAAAACAAAAAACGAAACTTCAAATAGGAAAATTTCCATTGATAAACATACGATTGATCTCTTAAAAAAGTTTAAAATCAATCAAAAAGAATTATTCGAGAATTTTGAAGTTAAAAACCCTCATAATTTTGTTTTTTTCAACTTAAAAAATGGATTAGTTTCATCAAACGCCGTCAGCAAATATTTGCGCAAAAAATTAAAAGAATTAGGGATTGAAAAGCAATTTACTTTGCATGGACTAAGGCATACACATGCATCTATTTTACTTTATCAAGGAGTAAATATACTTAGCGTATCGAAACGTTTAGGACATAGCAGTTTAGAAACTACAATGTCTACTTATCTTCATATTGTTCGAGAGCTTGAAGATCAGGATAAAGAAAAAATCAATACTGTGTTCGATAGTTTATATAAAAATGATAACTAG